ATGTTAAATCTAATATAGCACTCTTAAATATAAACTTCGTTGTACTATCCACAACACCTCCCTTACTAGCGGTCCAATCACCAGCTTCAGTACCTGTGATATTGTTCATATCATTTAATTGAGGTGCTGAACTCTGTATAGGATACAATGCAAATTCTCCAATCGTATGATTCCCAGCAGTATTATTACCAATCGAATACGTGGCATTAAAAACTACGGTTCGAGTACCCAGATCTTTTTCAGATACTGCAAGTACTTTATTCTTAAACATCTTCCACCTACGTCTCTGACGACGAGGCATAGATCTTTTTCTATATATACGACGTTCATCGTGCTGAGTAGTTATACCAATACCAGACGTTGGTCTCCTACGTCTCTGTAACGTTTGGCTTCTAGCGAATGTTCTTCGAGCAGCCAAGGTTCTTCTAGCAAGATTCGGTCCAGACCACTGTCTACCAAATCCACTTCGTCTATACTGAAGTCCAGAACGGGTTCTCATAAGGTTCGCCGATATTCTATTCGCGAAAGGCACTATCCAATCAGAGGCCATAAACAGAAATGACGTCACTTTTAAAAATTTCATTTGACGCGACGCAGCAAAATCAGGTAATACTAGAGCTGATTTTGCGTCCACTTTATAAAACCGATGCAATCGCGTAATTGGTGTTTTACAATCAACAATCCTAGCGCCGCCGACGATCAAGAACTAGACTTCTCATCTGAACAATGGAACTCTCAAGTGAGCTTCGCGGTCTACATGTTGGAAACAGGAGAAAACGGGACTCCTCACTACCAAGGGTACCTGGAACTCCGGAGCAGCCGCCGACAAAACTACCTAAAATCTCGCCTAACAAGAGCTCATTTAGAGCCGAGAAGAGGAACAAGAGGAGAGGCTATACTATATTGCGTGAAGACATGGAAACCGACCTTGAATTCATGTGGTTCATCAGAACACTCAGAGAGTCAGGAACTCAATACCAACTCCATGTTGAGCAATCAGGAGGAAGAAATCGAATTACCGCAATCACCATCCGCAATGCCGATCTGGTATGGCTTGCAAACGAGACCTCAAGACTTTATTCGATCCTTAACGACTACACCACCGAAGAAGAGGAAGGAGAAACTACAGGAGGTACAGGAAATGATCAAGAACGGCTTGACTGAAGAAGAAATCGCCGATCATGACTTCGAACTATGGGTAAAGCATTACCGCGCTTTTCGTGAATATCGTATGATGATAACACCTACTCGTAATCATGAAGTTACAGTCACTGTGCTTCAAGGACCTACTGGAACCGGAAAGTCCAAGTGGGCTATGGAAAAATATCCAGACGCATACTGGAAACAACGATCCATTTGGTGGGATGGATACTCCAATCAAGAGACCGTCATTATTGACGAATTCTATGGATGGATTCCCTTCGACCTCCTACTTCGGATCTGCGACAGGTACCCCCTCCTTGTCGAAACCAAGGGTGGTCAAGTCAACTTCGTCGCAAAAAATATTATCATTACTACGAATGCTATTCCTAATTCTTGGTATAAAAACGTTTATTTTAATTCTTTTGTCCGTAGGGTATCTACGTGGATGGTACTTCGTACCTGGGGCTCAATGCAATCATTTTCTGATTACTCTCAAGCCATAAGTCATTTTGTTTTAAATGAATAAATTATGCAACTATATATCTATCTCTATCTTCACTTTGTCCTTCTATCTTATAGAAGTATTTTCTTGTAATTCCAATCGTTAAATTTTCTTGATATGTTCCATCACTTGTACCAATAGTTAATCCAGGAACTAGCTTAGAAAATATCAATACCCATCTAGTCCAACCTCTCTTATTAGGACCTTGTCCAAGAGTAAGAGCAACCTTATTAGCTACTCTCCTTCTAGGATCTCTTATTTGATAAGTAAATGTATCACCATTCGGTGTCATAAATTTCGTCTTTTTTAATATCTTAATTTTAAATCTCGATAAAGCAGCAGGAAAGTCCCATGGTGTCACACCTCTTTGTGTCAACAACAAACCAGTACCGGCTCCACCAATATTTAATGTATCAGTAGCACCAGCTGTCAAAGTAGCACCTAATCCAGGGTATGTGCCACTTGAATCATCAAAAGGATAATCTGATATAATTTCATAAATATCAGTCTCCAATTTAGCTCTACTATCTAGAGCACTACCACCAGCAGTAGTAAAGTATGTAGATGAATTACGGAATGTTAAATCTAATATAGCACTCTTAAATATAAACTTCGTTGTACTATCCACAACACCTCCCTTACTAGCGGTCCAATCACCAGCTTCAGTACCTGTGATATTGTTCATATCATTTAATTG